AGGAGTGCCTGATTGTGGTTCTAAGTTATCTACAAATATTGTTCCCATTATGCTAAGACTTCCATAACTGTTATTGTTGATACTGGTCTAGGGTGAAAATCATTGTTTGAGTTTGATACACTTCTATTTATATAAATAGTGTTATTGTAAGTTGCACCCAATGTTGCTTGAATTTTATATGTAACTTGTGACGTTGTACTTGGACTATCTAAAAAATTTCCAGCGAGTGGTGATATGTCTAAATCATAATTAGAACTTGTAGGTCTGCTTGATATAGTTGATTGAATTTGATTTGATGAACCAGCATCACCAATGCTTATTGCTGTAGAATCTCGCACTAATCTCATGTGTTTTGAACCACCACCTACGGCTATATTTAAAAGGAACATGATAAGTATTTTGCTTGATGTTGCAGTAGGAGTAATATTTACACTTAGTCCAGAAATATCAGCAAAAGTAGAAGTTGTTGAGCTTGTAAAAGATAATGTGCTACTTAAAGTAGTGCTTTGAATTTGACCTAATTTACCAAACCCTGATGCAGTTCCACTATTTGATATTGTGCAACCAGATGGTATACTTAAAGTTTTACCATTAGCTCCTAATGTGATTGTAGTTCCTGATGATAAAGGCTGAATGCTATTTACTTCAAGTGTGCTCATACGACTGTAAGATTACCCTCCACTGTAACTGTTCCTGTAAAATTTACAGGTCCTGCTAAAAATGCATTATCAGTAGATGCAATAGTTGTTGTTGCAGATACTGTTTGTAAATTTTGATACACACCATTAAAAGAAGTCATCATACTTGGTTGTATACTATTTGCACCGGGTGTGTTTTGGTCATTTGTTATTTGTTTTAAAAATATAATAAAACAAGAGTCACTACCTGCTAAAGCTGTTGTAAAAGTTATCTGACTGCCCGATACTGTATAATCAGTTGTTGGTTTCTGACGAACTCCGTTTCTTAGAACAGCAATATCCTCAGGTATGGCTACAGAAGATGATAAACTATATGCAGTAGAACCATCCCCTGATAGTGTTTGCACACTAGTAGTTGATGTAAAATTTCTTACTACTGGATTTCCTAAGTATCCCATTTAATCTCCTTACGAACTAATAGTATCTATAAATGATACCCATACATTTAAACTGTCTGCTGTGTCTGATTTAGCTTTCAAAACGTCTCCGCTCTGAAGCACAATCTTAGCTCCACCATCAATTAACTCTAAAGAACCACCACTTGGTATTGGTGCGTTTTTAACGATATAAGAATCTGCAGAGCCACCACTAGCAGAGCTTGTAATATATACATCTGCTTTAATTGTGCTAGTTACTATATTTGATAATCTTATACCTATAAGTGCATCATCAGAGTTTGATGTTAAAATAGTTCTAGCTGTCGTGCCTATTGCTACATCTCCCGAACTATCAGCCGCCACAGCTCTCTCAAAGTCTTGAGCCATATCGTTTCCTCCTATTTATTATTATATTGTCTCTCATAATTCTGTCAATCACAATGCCACAGCTAAAGCTATAGCAAAGCCTTCAGAAGCTCCACTAGCCGGTAATTGTGATACATTTACGTATTTTGTTGTTCCTCCATCATCTACTAGCAATTTATCAGTAGAAGCCACTGTGATTGATGTTCCGTCAGTTGCACCATCTATTTGTACTGCTGCACCTGAAACTTTGTCTGCTGTTGTAATAGTAGATAATTTGCTGTCAGGAATACTACCTGCTAATTTAGAGGCTGCTATTGAACCCCCTAACATATCATTTGATACACTTCCAGTATCACCTGTACCAACAAGTGTACCAGTTGCTACTGGCAATGTTAATACTGCACTACTTGAAGCTGAGTGAGGTTGTGCTTGAAGAGTTTGTGCATGAGCATTTGAAGACTCACAATAAAATTTAACTTTTGATACGTTACCTGTTCCTGTTCTAATATCTATTAATCCGTCAGATACAGATACACCTCCTGAACTTCCATTACCATCAAGATTTACAACACCACTTCCATTTGGTAAAATATCAATATTAGCGTTTGATGTAGATACAATGTCATTACCATTGACATCTAAGTTACCACCTAACTGTGGACTTGTGTCTTCGGATAAATTTTCTAATTCATTACCTGTTGCTTGAGTTACAGATGCAAAAGATAAGTTACCTCCACCATCTGTTTTTAAGAACTGTCCGTTTGAACCATCTGAAGTAGGATGAGATAATCCATCAAGAATAACTTTACCTGAACCATTAGGTGTAATAGATATGTTACCATTAGATACTGATACAATAGAGTTACCATTAACATCTAAGTTGCCTCCAAGTTGTGGAGTTGTGTCACCTACAATATCAGATAAACCTCCTGCTGCAGTTGATATGTTTCCTAATGATATTTTTTTTAATGAACCTGCATCAGCATCATGAATAAGTAAAAAATCATTTGTTGTATCAAAGCCTGTAGTTAAAGCTGTTTGTCCTGTTATAACATTTGCATTTACCATTGCTGTTTCTACTGCACTATTAGCAATAGTAACTGCACCTGTGGATGCTATAGTAATATCACCTGATACTGCTTTGTTATCAAAACTATCACTGCCATCATAAATAAGAATATGACCTGAAGCTAGAGAAGATATATTAGTGTCGTTTAATTCTGCTAAAGTATCTTCAGTTTGTATTTGAGCATCAACATATGTTTTAATTGCTTTTGCAGAAGCAAGAGTATCATCTGAACCTGATACTGAACTTAAGTCTGTATCTAATACTCCTGATGCAAGGTCAGCTACTTCAAGATTAGTAATACTATTACCAGTGCCATTTGCATCTATTGTTTTATTTGTTAATGTATCTGTAGTTGCTTTACCAACAAGTGTATCTGTAGCTGCAGGTAAAGTGACTGTAACATCTGCTGTAGCTGCAGGACCAATAAGAGTTACAGAGTTTGTACCATTATCAGTATCTTCTTTAAATAATATAGAACCTGCCGCAGAAGATGAACCAGTTAATATTGGTGCTGTTAAACTTTTATTTGTTAATGTTTGACTTCCTGCTAAAGTAGCTACTGTAGAATCAATAGCAAAAGTAACAGCGTTACCACTACCACTAGTATCAATACCTGTACCACCAGTAAAAGTTAATGTTTCACTATCTAAATCAATAGCTAAAGCACCACCGCTATCAGCTTGAAAGTCTAAGTCTTCTGCAGTTATTTGAGCATCTACATAAGCTTTAATAGATTGTTGTGTGGCTAAAGCAGTAGCACTATTAGAAGACATATTATCTTCATCAAGTATATCTGTGATTGTTGTCGTTGGTAATGCTAAACTATCTGTGGTTATTACACCATCAAAAAAAGCATCTTTAAATTGTAAAGAGCTAGTTCCTAAGTCTATATCATTATTAGTAACAGGTAATATTGCACCGTCTTGAAATCTAACTTGCTCTACAGGATTAGAAGAGACTTCAACAAATACTCCAAATCTATTACTTGATGTATCTACTAATATTTTATTATTAGCATCACTATCAGCTAAGATAGGAACAAATCCTCCTTCTGCAGATGTACCATCATGAGTGTGACCTGATGATGACGCAAATGCATTTACTAACTGATTAAGTTCATTATTAAGGTGTGCTGCCTCAATAACCGAACCGTCAGTAATATTACTAGCTTCTTGTCTTGTGTATGTTGCTCCCATTTATCTTCTACCTCCGGGTATAAATTCTAACTGATATCCTTTAAAAGATACAGGTGGATTAGTTGAAGTTTCTTCTACTCGTAAAGCTACAGTGAATCCACTGCCTTCAACTGGTTGTCTTACTAAGTTTGCTCCTGATGAACCAAATACAGCACTTCCATAAAGTGATGAACCATATATTGCAATACCTGCACCTGTGGTTAAAGTATAAGCTGCAGGTTGTGGGACTTCAGGACTGTCAAAATCATAACGTACTTTAAAATTTGTTGATACATTTCCTTCATTAGAATAGTTCCAAATAACTCTTTGCATACTCTTTCTAATACCGGGGTCTCCCATTGTCATGTCAGGAGTTCTGTAAAAAGAGTTTATTGATGTAGTAGAGGCTATTCTAGCAAAAGTATTTCCTGACTCTTGTTGATAAACGTAACCATCATATCCTCCTGATATAATAGTTTCATCACCACTTATAAAATCAGAATCAGTAGATGATACTTTTATTCCTTCTATTTCTGAAAACTCAAAACCTGCACCACCTTCAGGTTGACCTTTTATAACACATACTAAAGCTTTAGATGAATCCTCTGATTGATTAGCACCTGTAGGATAAAACAATCTATATTGAGATTTACTTCTTATCACTAAAGAATTTATATTATGTGTTGTTATACTATCTATAATTTCTTGTACTTGTTTAGATATAGTTCCTAATTCAACATCACCAATTTTATCTGTAGCAGCAATAGTTCTTAATCCGTCAGGTGCAAGAAATATTACATCACCACCAAATTCTTGAATACTTCTACCATCTAAACATCCTATTTTTCTAGTTACAGGTTGTAGTGCAAAATCTGCTGATGAACTTCCTACTAATTTAAATATAGAGTCTAAACAAAATATAAATAAATTATCACGGAAAACTTTTAGTCCAACAACAGGTGAATCTACTTTTAACTCACCACCACCGTTTCCTGTTGTAAAATCATTTGTTTGAGCAGTACCCATAAATTTTACAGATTGTGAATTACTAGTATCACCTGAAAAAAATATTTGATTTTTAAATATTTCTACAAATTTAAAATTAGCACTTCCTGTTGCATTTACATTTGTTACAGAATAACTAGTGTCTAATATTCTAGGTGTTGATGTTCCTGAACAAATAATTATTTTATTTGTACCATCAAAGTTAAATTTTCTAAACTCATAGTTTACAGTTGGAGTTCCTAATCCAGTTACAGTTGATGTCCAACTACCTGAACCTGAACTACCTCTATGTATACTACCTCCTCTTGCAGCTAATACTAAATCATTAAATACTGCAGTCATAACTACACGTTCGCTAGATGAACTTACTTGAGGAACTATGTTAGTATTATATAAAGATGTTCCTAATATTTTTTTATATCCACCAGTGATATCGGGTTCAAAGTTTTTTAATTCTAAAGCTTCTCCCGGTGACATAGAAAATACATCTCTGTTAAGAACTAAACCACCTGAACAACTTACTATTGCAGGAGCTAGTGAAGACGTATCTGCCATTAAACTGTAGTTAAACCTCCTGAAGATATAGTGTTAAGATTAACTCTTAAGTCTCTTACATAGTCAGGTTTATTTAACATTTCTATTCTAATTCTTTTTACACCATCTTCATATTCTGCGTTAGCTATGTTTGCCATAGGAACATCAGAACGTAATTTGTATAAATAATATTTTGCTCTATTAACTACTATTCTGTGATATCTAGCAGGTAATAAAGGTTCATCTGTAGCTGCACTTAAATCTGTATGTGTTTTAAAATATTCATAATTAATAGTGTATGTGTCTTTATCAGGTACAGGTGTTAAACCAAAACTAGTATGATTTTGTGTTCTATATATTCTTTCAGGTTTTCTATACTTTGTATCTACATCAAAATCTCTATTAGTATATTCTCTTAAAAAATCGTCATAAGATATGTATCTTAATTTACAAGCTTCAAAGTCTTCTGCTAATTTTACAAAGTCTACAAAATGATTTGCTACAGTTGTATTAGCAAAACCAATATTTATTGTAGATGTAGTTGGTGTGAAAGTTGCACTAAATACTTTACCATCACCTACATTAGTAACAGAAATATCTTTGTCTAAAATACTAGAGTCACCTGATGATGTCCCCACTTTTAGTTTTACCGTACCACCTAAAACTCTAACTGCTATTTTATATTGTCTATTAGTTGTTACAGTTACTGCTTGTGTAACTTCAGAATTATTTAAAAGTAATCTACCATTACCTAAAGAAGAATAGGATGGTGAGCCTGATACAGTTACCCAGTTTGATATATCACTTGTGTATTCATTATTAGATATAACTTGTTTAGGTGTAAGATAAAAAGATTCAAAATCTACTTTTCTCATATCTGTAGGTAAAGTATATTCTCTTTGACCTACTATTGTATCTTGAGTATTACTTGTATGTAACCATGCCCACTCTACTTCTGCATTATATAAATCAGAAATAGCTTTGTTTACAAACTCTTTTGTTGCAGATTGTACTCCTCTACTAGTGGCAAAGTTTGTATTTGTTAGTTCAACTTCATTAAGTTCTAACAATACAGCGTTACATAATTCTAAGTAATTCATTTACACCCATTTCCTTTTTTGTTTACGTTTCTCTCTGCTTTCTTTTTCTACATTAGAAACTTTTATTAATCCTCTTTTCTCTAGAGTATCTCTCTCTTTATAACCTTTTTGTACCATTTTACCTAAATGGTCTCTAAATTTATTTTCATTAGTATCTAGAATACGAAGCATATTAGTTGGTGCAGGTATTCTAATTGTATTTTTATTAACAGGTTTATCTCTGTCTTCATAAGGTAAAGCTTCTTCCCATACCTTTCCTGTTTTTTTATTTTCGTAAATATATATTGGCATAGTTATTTAAGTTAAAGGGGGAAATAAATCCCCCTTTATTATTTATTGATTATGCAAATGTTGATGTTTGTGAGTCTGTATCTGCTTTTGTTGCACCACCATCAAGTGATATAACACAAGCCCATACTCTTACTTTTGCGTTAATTGCACCAGTAGCAATCGTTAGTCTAATTGCATCTGCTGATGAATAAGCAAAGTTAGCATCTAGAGTAGTCATTTGACCTGCTGCTGCAACAGTTGCTGCTGCTGCGTACTGGTCTCCGTCTACACTATCACCTACTGCAATAGTACCTGAGTTACCTGCGGTGTCGGCTGTCATTACGTCTACACCCGCAGCTAATACTAATGAGTTAGCAGGAATTGGTAATACATCAAAAGTATCACTTGCAGCATTTGTAGTAGAAGAAAAATCTACTACGTCTGATATTACTCGTGGAATACTAGAACCTCTCTCTGAAGGGAGATTGGTAGAAGTAACACTACTATTATAAGCTGTCATAGTTTATTATCCTCCTATTAGTCTATTTTAATATGCTCTGATAAAAGAGCTTCTGTTCTTAGTACTTTTCTTCCGAACACGTGTAAACCACGTACAACATCTGCGAAAGAATCAGGGTCTCTTACAACTTCAATCTTTGCAATATGATTTGCAGTTGATGTTGAAGACATATGACCTGACATGATTTTTTCAAAGTTAGATGTTGAAGAAGCAGGTAAGTTGTTGCTCATATATAAAGCAAAACCACTGATGATACCTTCGTATACTTTACCATTTCTTAGAACACCTGCTTGGTCTCCTGAAAAACGTGTGTCAAGTAACTTAGAATCAGTTTGCTGCAACTGCTCGTAAAAGTTAGGTGAAGCGATAAACCATCTTTGTTCAAATGGAATATCTGCTGCGTTTAGTCTCTTAGAGTGATTTGCCATTACGTTTAATGGGTCAATTTCACTTCCACCAAAACCTACGTCTTGTCCTGAACCGTCTGAACCGATTGTAGTTCCTGCGTTTGAGAACATATCTGATAATACGTTTTGGTCATAATTATTCTTAAGAGCATACGCACCTGATGAAGTTGCAACACTCTCAAAGTTAATGTGAGAATGTCTCTCTTCAATGTCGTCTACTTTAAATGCAAAAGCATTAGCTTGGTCAACAACCAATGTGATTTGGTCATCTGCTAAGTCTTGCGGGTTTACTACTGAACCTCTTGTGTAAGACTGTACGCTTACTACAGGTTCTTTGATAATTTTCACAGTATCGCCAAAATTTTCAATTTCTCCGGCATAATCTGTATTTGTGATATCCTCAACAACAGACGCTCTTCTGAAGAATTTTTGAACCTTTTGACTAAATATTTGTGGGATAAAATTATCATTTGGCAAATTTCCGTAACCGGAACTTCTTGATACTGCCATGTTTTCCTCCTTGTTATTTAGTTATATTTAAGATGTGATTCTTCCTTCTCTTTTAGCACTGTCGATTTCTTTTTCTAACTTATCAAACTCATAAGGTTTAAGTTTTGAAATTTCTTTTAAACTCCAAATTTTCTTTTCCTTCATTTTGTTTTCATCGCCAGTTCGAGTTTTAGTAACAGCTTTTGCTGCTTCTGCTTTAGCTTCTGCACTAGACACTTTTGCTTTTTTAGATAAACCTGAGTCCATCTTATATAAATCAATAGCTCTAGCAGCAAGTTTGGCATTATCAAAGTTATTGTATAACCAACCTTTAATCATGTCGTCTTGCTTATCAGCCCACTCATGAAATTCATCACTGCTTTTAATATCGTAAAAATCAGGGTGTAATTTTAACAACTCCACTTCTGCTTTTTCTCTAGCTAAATTTAGTTGAGCATTTTTAATCTCTTCTAGTTTAGCTTCGACAGCTTTTGTTTTTTCATCAGCCTCCTCATATGCTAATGTTTTCATAACATCATACATCTCAGGATTATCTTTTCTCCACTCATCTAATTCGTCTTTAGACATTTGTGGAAGATAGGCTTTTTTAGTAGCTTCCTCGACTTGCTTTTTAAGTCTTAAAAGTTCATCTTTGTGCTTTCCGATGGTTGAATCGTGATGGCGTTTAAGGTCGTCATAGCGTTTCTTAAACACTTTTTCTTCAGCACCTGCAGGGCGTTGTTCATCCGGAGTAGCCTTAGATGTTTCTTCGGTGTCCTTGTCAACGGTAGCTGCACTCTTCTCATTATTGGGGTCATCTTCTTTCCAAACATCCTCACGGTCTTTGTTTTTGTAAGGCTTTGGACTTGCCAATGATTCAGACTTAGTCTCTACTTTTTCAGTAGATTCTTTGCCTTCCTCAATAACTTCAGTTTGCTTTTCTTCTTCATTCATGAATAACTCCTTTTAAGTTACGAGGGCTGCGAATGGTAACAGGTAGCTCTTATTTTGTAGTCAAAAAATAAGGGGGCTAGGTTATCCTAGGTAGCCCTTTTTAACACTAGAGAAATTCTAGTGCTTTCCTACGTTAGTAGAAACTTGTTATAAACCTCTTGCACTTAGTGCTTTTGAACTTGCATCTGTTTTACCGGCACTTCCTGTGGTGGTATTGTTATTAGATTTATTAGTATTTGATTTTGATTTAGTTGGAAAATTTCTTCCCGGTGGTCCTGATGCACCAGTTCCTTTTTTAGTAGAAGGTGCAGCAAAGTTACGTCCGGGTGGTCCTGATGCCCCTGTACCTTTTTTAGTACCAT